TGAGTGATTTAACGCCTCCGAGTCAACCGGAGCGCGCGCAGCGCTGAATCTACAGCGGCCAGGGAGCATGGGTCAATTTGCCATCATCGGATTTGGAGTGCGCTGCTGTGTCTAAGAATGAGTCGTGCCCGGTCCAGCCAAGGCCCGCCGAAGACGATAATTTCGCTCGGGCGGCCGTACAAGTGGTGCAGCAGGAAGGGGCCGGGGCCGAAGGTATTCGACTCTTCCTCTGGCAGCGTGGGATCGGTGCCGAGGTAGATCCCCGCATGGTTCGGATGCGCCGTGCGACCGACTGACATAACGATCATGTCGCCCCGCTGCGGTCGGTCGACGCGAACAAAGCCGGCCGCTTCGTAGTTCGCCTCGTAGAGACTTACTGCGTCCGCGCTTTCCCACCAGCCGTCCTCGCGCTTGAAGGACTCGAACTCAAGCCCCAGCTCGCGCTTGTACCAATCAGCGCAAACCTGCCAGCAGTCCCACGCACCGTGCACAAATGGGCGATTGAGCAGCGGCGTGTTGCCGGCCGGAGTGATGCTGCGCAGGTCGCCTTCCGGCCAGCTGAGTATGTGCCAGGGCAGCTCAGTGGCCTCACACATGGCCAGGTCGTGCGGCGATGGTCGACTGGTGGCGTCCGGGTGCGAGTGAACGATGCCGATCACCTCGCCCACATCCTCCGCCGCGGCGTAGTCCTCCGGATCAATCCGGAACTCTTCACCTGGATCAGCCGCGATGTTCCGGCACGGGAAGTATTGCTGCTTTCGCCCAACCGCCAGCAGCAAGCCACAGCACTCTTTCGGGTACTCAGCAGCCGCGTGCGCCTGAACCGCCAGCAGGATGTGCTTGCGCATGGTCAGCTCCTGGCAATGAGGGAAACAGCGGGGAAGCCGCCGTGTGGAAGTTGGTTGTTGTCGCCGAAACGCAACTTGCAGGACTTGAGCCCGCCCTTGCACTCGTCCTTGCTCGGGTCGTCCGTGGGGTTGTCGTCATCGTCGAACATGGCGCTCCCGGTGTAGCCGCAGTTCGGCCCGCGGTATCCACCGGTCATGGCCCAGTGACAGAAGGTCGTCATCTGGCGCCCAGGCAGTCCGTGGTTGTCGATCTCGCCCGGGGACGAAAGCTCCCACTGCACAGCCTCACCGTCCTCGCCGGTTTTCTGGTCGATGTACCAGATCTCCAGCGCCTCTTGGGTCGGGTCAGCAGTCGGATTGCCGCCCGGGAAGTTCGCCGCGTCCAGGTACTGGGCCATGGTTTCGCGGACCGTCAGCTGAAACTTCAGCAGGTCGTCGAAGGCCAGGCACAACGCCGTGATGCGCCCGTTGACGTTGCCTGCCATAAAGCTCGGCCGAGTCGCGCTGCCATTGCTGTCCGCGCCAAGGCCTTCAATCTGCACCGGCCAGGCCGCGTACTTGTTGCCCTGCCACCAGATTGACTTGGCTGGCAGTTCGTCGACTGAGTTTTCGTAGGCCATCAACTCTGCTGGTGTGTGCGGGATGGCGTGACCATGGAAGCGAAGCACGTCGGCACCGTATTCCGTGCCGTCAATTTCAAACAGCCGCACCTCCCCGCCGGGCTCCAGCTTCTGGATGTCCGTTATCAATGCCATGCGGCAATTCCTTATGGGTGAAAGGTTTGTTCGAGAGTGCCGGTCAGGGCGTAAACGTCACCGCCTTTGTGCGCTGACTTGTAGCCCGTGCACTTGTAGAGACCGAGTTCGCCGAGTGGTGGCGTCCACAGGAAGGCTTTCGCCCCAGCATGGCGGTCGAGAAAGGCGATGATCTGCTTGATCGTGACGGCCTTACCTATGTAGCTGAACGGCCAGGACTGCGACTTGTTGTTGATGCCGTCCGACACTGACTGGCTGTAGCCGTCACCGAACTGCTTGGTGCGCACCCGCTGGATGATGTCGCCCTCGGCACCCTTTTCGATCTGCCAGGTGAATGTCTCAATTGCCATAAATCACCCTTTGATTGCTCTGGTAATGCTGCCGCCCTGGCTCAGATCCTTGCGAAGCAGCTGTCGATATTTCTGCTCGACGAAGTCACCAAGCTCTTTCCCGAACTGCTGATACGACGGATCGCTGGATGTGGCGCTGGTGCCGCCATCGCTGGCAACGTTCACCTGCACGCTGATTTGTGTAGATCCACCGCCCATGGCTTGAATGCCAGCCCCGCCGCCAGAGGTCAGCGGCGTGACGCTGCCGCCATTGGCGCCAGTCATGAGGAATGAACGGCCGCCTTCGTTGTAGAGTTCCGGACCGAGCTCGTTGACTTCGTACAGTGAGTTGGGCGCCACAGGACCGCCGGCTGCCCGGTAGCCTGAGAAGTCGACGCCTTGATAACCCGCCTGAGATGCACCGGCATTTGACGACACCGCGCCCGCGGAACCAGCAGCGAGACCATTGCCGCTGCCGCCGGTGAAGTAGCCGGTAGCTGCACCGACCAGACTACCGAGCAGTGCAGAACTGGCTTGTCGCGTGGCAATGCGCGCCATGTCCGCCAGGATCGACTTGGTGAAGTCCGCAAACGACAGCTTGCCAGTCATGGCGAAGTTGACAATCGCGTCCTCCATCGAGCTGAAGGCGTTGGTGAAAAGGCTCTTCGTTTGTCCCGCAACGTCCAGCGCCGATTCCAAGTAGTTCTGCCACGCCGAGGAGGCGCCGGCGCTCCAGTCGCCCTGTGCAGCCGTCATGTCGTCGTAGTTGGCCCGCACGGTGTCGTGCAGATCCTGTTGGGTAGCCTTCAGCGCTGCAAGTTTCTGGTTGTACTCGTCTAGGCTCATGCCGCGCGAGCCGTCGCCGTATTGGTTGGCCAACTCCAGACGCTGCTGGTTGAAGCGGTCGTCGATTCCATTTTGCTGATCAGTCAGCGCGCGCCGCCGGTCACCCTGGCCGAGGCTCGATGCGGCGCGCAGGCCCTGCTGACGAAGCGTGTCGACCTGCTGCTGCAAGGCGCTGGTGTAAGTGTTGACGGCCAGCGTCTGCTTGCGCAATCGCCCCTCTTCGTTCGTTGCAATGACTGCCAGTTCGCTGTCGCTGTCCTGCTGAGCCTTGACCATAGCGGTTCGGGTGTCGGCGATCTTCTGGTCAATCTGGATAATCTGGGCACCAGTGGCGCCTTTCTTCGCCTTGGCAGCTTCAAGCGCATCAATCTCCGCCTGGTAGCCCTGGGCAACTTCGTCTGCCTGCTGCTTCAACAGGCTGATCCGCTGCTCGGTGTAACTTGCCTGGCTGATCACGCCGGCGCGCTGGGACGCTTCCAACTCCTTGTCGGCATTTTTGTAGTAGGCCAGGGTTTCGGCCAGTGCGTTCTTCGCGTTGTTGAAACCGGTGGTGTCGACACTGCCGGCCAGGGCCTTGGGGTCCTTGAACTGGTCGTTGATGTTCGCAATGTTCTTATCGATGGCCGCCTGGTCCAGCCGGGGATCCGTCGGAGCGACCTTGCGAATGTCGTCGAGTTGCCTTTTGTATTCCTTGAGCGCCTCCGCGCGCTTTTGCTCATTGCTGTATGCGGATTTGGTCAGCGCATCCACTTTGGCCATGGCGACAACTGCATCACCCTGGGCCTTTGTCTGCTCACCTTCCCATTTTGCGATGTCAGCAGCTGCAGCCTTCTGATCCTCCAGCATGTTGAGCTGGTTACTATAAAGCTCGACCATTTCTTTCTGGTTTTGGAACGCCCCGATTTCTCCAGCCTGAGCTGAAGCCAGATTGCGCCGAGCCTGCTCGATATCAGCGTCGATATCAGGCCGTCCGATGTTTTTCAGGTTGTCCGCTGCCCGGGCGACAGCGTTGTAGCCTTTCTCCCAGAAGCTCAGATTTTCGAGGATTCTCGGCGTGCGTTCGTTGATGGCGTCGGCGTATTGCTCAGTCGCCAGCTTGACTGCGCCTGCGTGGTCGCCCTGCTTCTCCAGCGCGGCGATCTGCGAGTAAACCGATGCCGTGAGATAATGGTACTGCTCATTGAGCGCTGCGGACGCTTTGACTGGGTCGTCTGCCAGCCTCGAAAATTCGGCGACCGTTTCGCTCACTGCTTTGCCGGTCGCTTCCTGCATTGACACTGCGGCCTGGGCGATACCTGCAAAGCTGTCGCCGGCGATCTTGCCATTGCCAGCCAGCAGCGCCAGAACTTCAGCGGCCTGGCCAGTCGTACCCACGGTAGCGCTGACCTGCCGGGCCATCTCGCTGAGTTGCCCGGCGCTCACCCCGGCCGAGTTGCCGGTGAGGATCAACCCTTTGCTGTAGGCATCCTGTTCTTCGCTGCCTTTGTAGTATGAATAGGCGAGCGCACCCACAGCGGCGGTGACCAGCGCGATCGGCGCCAGAATGGCAAGCAGACCGGCAGCCGATGCGCCAGCGCCCGCCCCCAATTGAGCCACGGCGCGCACGCCGCTCCCCCAGTCGCCGGAGGACAGCGCATTTCCCAGCTGAACGACGTTTTCCTGAGCCTGGCGGGTGCCCAGCTTCAGCTTATCGAAGCCGGTCGCCGTTTTTTCGAGCTTCGCGTAGTCCTTGTCGATCTTGCCCAGCGCGGAAGTGAACTCATCTTGGCTGATGCGACCTGCATCCAGATGCTTGCCCAGGTCCTCGACCTGTTTGTCCAGCTTGGCCAGCGCCGCCTTCGCCGGGTCGATTGCCCCCAGCAGGCTGTTCAGCGCTTTTTGTTCATCCAGCGTCGATTTCGCCAGCGCCGCTTGCTGCTTGTCCAGTTGCGCGGTGATCTTGGTGAACTCAGCCTCGCCGTACGCACCGGTTTTGGTCAGCTTCGCCAGGTTCTCGCGCTGCTTGGCCAGCTCCTGCGTGGTGGTCGCGCCTTTCGACAGCGACTTCTCTAGCGCCTGCATTTCGTTCATCAGGCCGACGGCGGACTGTTCAGCGCGATCACCGGCTTTGGTCAGCTTGTCGAGATCGGTCGCAGCATTGGCGGCATCAGCCGAATCGACCTTGATGCCGAGTTCTGCAATGTTCATCGACTCACCTTGAATAAGTGCCCGTTCTCACGGGCTGTTGTCGCGGGCTTCAGCCGTCACCGCGAGAGCTTCTGATTCCATTACGCGGATATCGTGGAACACGCCGGGGCGATCCTTCGCCGGGATGCCGACAAGCTTCATCACGTTGGGTAGCACGCCATAATCGAGCCCGGTTGCGCCGCATGCGCCAGTGCGCCACTGGGTGCCCATGGCATCCATGACGAGAAAGGACGGCCAGTTGTCTGGCCAGACTTCGACGGTTTCGTTGTAGTCCTCCGGCGAGAATCCGAACAAGGCCATCTGCTCCGCCGATCCTTCGGACTCATAGAGCGCACGGGCGGCGGCGGTCAGTTTCCCAAGCGGGCCTTGCCGAAGGCTTCGCTGTAGGCCTTCACTACGGCATCCGATACGCCGATGCAGCTCTTCACCAGGGCAGTGATGGATTCATCGCTGAGCTTGTCGGTGAAGCCCCAGGACACAACTAGGTCCTTGATCTGGTCGACGCCCTGCTCAACCTCTGCGGCGGTAATTTCAGAAAGCGTCGGCTCGCTCCCCTTGAAGCGCTCGCCGATGGCTTCTGCCCTGTCTTTCCAGATGTCGAACAGTTCAGCCAGCGCAGTGCGATCACGATATTTGAACGTGAACGGCACCATCGCCGGCTTTCCGCCGACCTGGGGGATCGCCACATCGACGGTGAACGTCGGCTTCGGCGCGATGGAAAACTTCGGCATGAGAACCCCTTAGGCGTTGTAGCGGGTTGGGCGGGAGGCAAACGAAAGAGTGATGGTCCGCGTCATGATGTTGTTGCGGCTCAACGTCGGGGTCGCGGTGATCGACACATAGGCGTAGTAGTAGATCGTTGCGCCGCCCGGGAGATTTGCGCGGATCAGGCGCGGCTCTTTGTCTTCGTCGGCCGCTTCAACGAGTGCGACGTATGCCTGGGCTGGATCATCCGCCACCGGCAGGGTCATGCTACTGGCCGATTTCGTGGTCGGCAGCTGACGGTCATCGTCGTCCTCGAGGAAGCCGTAGGTGAGGAACTGCTGCTCGCCGCCGTTTGCAGCTGGCTCGGTGATTT